ATGTGCGGCATCGCGGGAATCTTCCATCCCGCCACGCCCAAGCCCGTCGATCCCGCGCGCCTCGTCGCGATGGCCGATGCGATGGCGCATCGCGGGCCGGACGGGGCGGGGGTGTGGACCGCGCCCGGCATCGGCCTCGCGCATCGCCGCCTCTCGATCATCGACGTCGCCGGATCGCCGCAGCCGATGCAGGACGGCGATCTGGTCGTCAGCTACAATGGCGAAATTTACAATTACAAGGCGCTGCGCGCCGAACTTGCCGCCACGGGCGCGATGTTCAGAACCGATGGCGACACCGAGGTGCTGCTCCACGGCTGGCGCAAATGGGGCGAGGGGCTGCTCGATCGCCTGACCGGCATGTTCGCCTTCGCGCTGTGGGACGGGACCGCGCAGACGCTGTTCCTCGCGCGTGACCGCTTCGGCGTGAAGCCGCTCCATTATGCCCAGCTGACCGACGGCAGCATTGCCTTCGCGTCCGAATTGAAGGGGTTGCTGGCGCATCCTCTGCTGCGGCGCGAGCCCGATATCCGCGCGGTCGAGGATTTCATGGCGCTGGGCTATGTGCCCGACGACGCCTGCCTGATTACCGGCGTGCACAAGCTGCCCGCCGGCCATTTCCTGCCCCTCCGGCGCGGCAAGCCGCTGACGGTGCCGCGCCAATGGTGGGATATCGATTTTTCGCGGCGCGCCAGGGGCTCCGCCGCCGATCTCGCCGACGAGCTGCTCCAGCGGATGCGCGCGGCGGTGACGTCGCGCATGGTGTCGGACGTGCCGCTCGGCGCGTTCCTCTCGGGCGGCGTCGACAGCTCGGCCGTGGTCGCGCTGATGGCGGAGGCGAGCGGGCAGGCGGTCAAGACCTGCACCATCGGTTTCAACGAAACGGATCACGACGAGAGCGCCTATGCCGCGCAGATCGCCCAGCGCTTCGCCACCGATCACCGCGCGCGAACGGTCGCCTCGGACGATTTCGACCTTATCGGCCGGCTCGCCGCCGCGTTCGACGAGCCGTTCGCCGACGCCTCGGCGCTCGCCACCTGGCAGGTCTGCGCGCTCGCCCGCGAAACGGTGACGGTGGCGCTGTCGGGCGACGGCGCGGACGAGGCGCTGGCCGGATATCGCCGCTACAAGTTCCAGGCGGCCGAGGAACGTGCGCGGAGTCTCATCCCGTCCGCGCTCCGCCGCCCGCTGTTCGGCGGACTGGGACGGCTATGGCCCAAGGCGGATTGGGCGCCGCGCCCGCTGCGTTTCAAGACCACCCTGCTCGCGCTCGCCGATGACGGGGCGGAGGCCTATGCCCGCTCGGTCGGCGTCACCACGCCCGCCATCCGCGGCCGTCTGTTCTCCGACGCGGCCAGGCGCGCGCTCGGCGGGCACCGGGCGGAGGAGCGCTATGTCGACGCGATGCGCGACGCGCCCGCGCGCGACGCGATCGACCGTGCGCAATATGCCGATATCAAGCACTGGCTGCCCGGCGACATCCTGACCAAGGTCGATCGCACCAGCATGGATGTGAGCCTGGAGGCGCGCGAGCCGCTGCTCGATCACGAGCTCGTCCAGTTCTGCGCCAGCCTGCCCGCGTCGATGCGGCTCAGGCGCGGCGAGGGGAAGTGGCTGATGAAGCGCGCGCTCCGCCGCCATCTGCCCGACGATATCCTCCACCGGCGGAAGATGGGCTTCGTCACGCCCGTCAGCGCATGGTTCCGCGGCCCACTGGCCGACGAGGCGCAGCGCCTCGCGCGCTCCCCCACGCTGGCCGATACCGGCTGGTTCGACATGCCGGCGATCGAGCGCCTCGCCGCCGATCACCGCGCCGGCCGCGCGGAGCATGGCCGCACGCTGTGGCAGCTGGCGATGCTCGATCGAAGCCTGGTGCGGCTGTTCCCCTAAATCCTCCCCCGCTGATAGTTGACACTTCATTCCGGAGTGGGCGGGATTGACCGGGACCAGGCGGGATTACGCGGGATAAAGGGCGCATTTCCGGGCCTCTCCGGAGGGGTGTTGCAAAAAATCGGCCTCGCGGCTGTGTCTAGAGTCGGGGGCGGATTAGACATCGCTGCGACAAGAGCGACTAGAGTCGGCGGCGTCAAGCCGGCCGGCCCGTCAAGCGCCTCTTAGGGGCGGAAAAGCGCCAGTTAAGCGACCAATGAGAAGGCGGCCGCGGCGTCCCCGCTGCGCCGGCGGCCATGCGGAAGTGGGACCAAGGGGGTCCCAGTTCGCGCGGCGGGGTCCCAGTTTCGATTCGGCGCGGATTTCCGGGCGATCGAGGGCCAAGGAGGGCTCAAAGCCGCGAAGCGGGATCGCGCGGAACTGGGACCGTTTTTTCGTCATCGACGAGATCGGGAAACGGATGGGGCTCGTCGAGGCCAAAGACGCCTGGGCGATGCTCTCCCTCCACCAGGTCGGGCCGGACGGTGACCGTTCCGCTGAAGACGCGCGCCACGATCTGCGCGGCGGCGTCGTTCGCCGTCCGCTCGCCTTTCAGGCCAAGCTCACGCTGCTGATGGCCCGCGAGCATCTTGAGCTGGATGCCAATGCGCATCCGAAGTTCGTCATGGTCGACAATGTGCATGAGAACGATTGGAGAACATCGAATCGCGGGATGTCAATATTGACGCCAGACGGCAGGAGCAACCTCGCCCTCCCCCGTGGCGAGCCAGCGCGGGCTGACCCCGAGCGCATCCGCGAGCGGAAACAGGACGTCGGCGCGGCAAAGCCTGCCCTCCCAGAAATTCTGCAGCGTCGCCTTTTTTGTTCCGCTCTCTCTACTCAGGTCCGAAAGGCCCCAGCCAAGCTCCGCCGCACGCGTGCGAATGCGCTCGCCAAACATCTCCGCCCGCACACCGGTCATCGGTCCAAGCGCTCCCTGTCCGTTTCTTTGGTATAGCCGACCCAGAAGCGACGACCATCGTCAGTCGTACCTACAAGCGCGATACGATCCCCCTCGTCGACCTCGCGCCAGTTGCGATCGGTCGTTTCGTACCTCTCGGCGAAGCGATCCATTTCCCGCAATGCGGCTTGGCGGCGCAGTTCGACTGGAGTTAGGATTTCGTCAGCCATTTCGATCCTCCATGATCGTTGTGGTCAGAGCCGGTGCGGGTCTAGACCACCCGCCCGGCTCGAACGTTATAGCTCAGGCTAATCGCACCTCCAACAACCGAAGAGCCGTAGTGCTAGATGGCCTTGATGGTCAGCAAGCGGACGCACGCGCCGGAGCCGATGAGCCGGACGCCGGGGAGATCAACGCGATAGGGCCGTCCGCCCGCGTGAGCGAGGGATTGGACCTGCTCTGTCGACAACTTTGCAGCCGGCGCTACCGCGTCAAGCACTTGACCAGCAATGCGTGCTATCTGCGCTGGCTCTCCGCACCGGTCGGCGATACCGGCACCAATGCGCAGCTGCCAGACGCGACCGTCAGGGAGCGTGAAGATCACAGCGGAACCCGCTTGCGCGGCAACCATCCTGCTGTAACCGCCCGTAAAGCCGTCTTCCTCGGGATCACCGAGAACGCCCGCCGCCCAAGGTCGGCCAAGCTGCTCGATGAGATCACGAGCGTCGACCTCGTCCAGGTCGAACGCAGCCACTTCATCGCGCTCCAGCTCGGCCACGGTAACGTTGAGCGCAGGAGGCTCGGGTGCGCGGCGCTCGTCGGCGTTGCCGCAGGCGGCTACAAGACTGACGGCGGCAAGAGCGCAAAATCGCCATGAGAAGGAGGACGGGAGCCTTCTACTCATTGGACTGGTGCCGGAAGGACGTCGCTGGGTCATGGAGGGTGGCCAAGGCGCCTCCGCCGGCCTTCAGGTCGCCGACCGGTACGGTGTTGCCGGTCAGGATCATCAACATCGTCATGACCGCCTCCCGCTCGCGCGCGCTCAACTTTCCCAGCATATCCTGGAACAGCCGCTCCTCGGCTCCGAGGCTGCCGTTCGCGCGTTCGCCGGTGAGGACATAGCCGATATCGACGCCGTGTTCCCCCACCCATAGCAAATACTCAACCGTGGGCGGCGTCCGGCCTGCCTCGTAAGAGCCTTGGCTGTTCTTCGATACCCCGCCCCATTTGGCGAACTCGGTCTGATCCACCCCCAGCCGCACCCGCTCTGCTCGGAGGCGCTGGCCAACCGCCTGCAGGGTCATGCGAACACCCTCGGAGAGAGCAAGACAAGCCAAACGCACTTCATGGCTTGTCGAATCACAGATGGTTGTGCATATCCAACTCGTCGGCCCAACGAGTTGGACTTTCGATCATGCTGCTCAAGACGATGCACCGCGAGGACGTAAAATCGGCGATCCGCAAGAAGTACGGCTCGCTCAACGCGTTCTACGAGGCCGAAAATCTCGCGAAGAGGTCGGTAAGCGACCTGTTCCGCGGCCGCACGAGCGGCCCCACGGCCGAGGCGGTCGAAAGGGTTCTTCAAGAGCAGGTCTCCGAATCCAACTCTTTGGATTGTAGCAGCGCGCCGGCCCCGGTTCACCGTCCAAATGAGGCAGGTGAATAGACATGCCGACCGCCCCTGACCTCACAAACCTTGAAGCGGACACGCTGCAGGACTTCGTCCTTGTTCGCACCGATCAAGTCGATCGTGGCGACAGGATGCGCGATATCGATCCGGTTTGGGCGGAAGCGCTCGGCCAGGTCATGCTGCGCGAAGGTCAGCGCACGCCGATCGAGATTTGCCGCCTTCCCGGAGCAACGCGTTGGACGCTGGTTACAGGCGGCCATCGCCACGCCGGCGCGGAGCTGGTCGACATCCAATATCTGCGCGCCGAGATCGTCAGCGCCAACCGCGATGATCGGCGAATGCGCGAGGTTTCGGAAAACCTCTGGCGGCGCGACCTCGATCCGCTCGATCGCGCGGCCTTCGTTGCCGAAGCGGTGGCGATCCACAAGCGGCGCGCGGGTATCGATCCGCAGGCCGATGGGCGTGCGGTGTCTGCGGCGGTTCGATGGCAGAAAAGCCTGAAGGCCGATGCGCAGGATGCAAACGTCACTATGACGGTTGCATATGGCCTGACCGATGAAGTTGCTGCTGAGCTTGGCTTTTCACCCAGCACGGTGGAGCGCTCCCTCCTCCTCCATCGCCGTCTTCTCCCCTCACTGGTGGCCCGCCTGCGGGATGAGCGGCATCCGATCCTGAGCAACGCCTCGCAGCTGCGCGCGCTCGCCAAGCTGGATGCAGGCGAACAGGAAAAGGTGGTCGACAAGCTGCTGTTTTCGGGTGCCCCCGCGAAGAGCGTATCCGACGCGCTGGCGCGTGTGCGCGGCAGCAACCGGGCGGTCGACCCGGAGGCGAAGCGGCTTTCGGCCTTTATCGGCTCGTTCCAGCGCATGGGCCTGTCCGAGAAGAAGGGCGCGCTGTTCCAGCTGCGCGGGCTGATGCCGGCCGGTCACCGCTTGATCGACGAGAGCCATGAGAGCCGGCCGGACGACCGATACCGGATCGAGATGGTCGAGGCGATGGAAGCGGCCTTCGACCTTCTGCTGCGCCTGCAGGGCGACGGCGAGCCGGTCGAGGACGAGGAGATCGCGGCGGCGAAAGGCAAGCTGCAGATGGCGCTGATGGTCGCCAACACAGGCGCGGTGCCGATGCCGGGAGCGGCGGCGTGAGGCCGGGTCGCCTTGCCGATGGGCGGATCGACATGCGGCCTGTGCGCGAGTGCGCCTGTGCGGCGACCTTGTGCCGCGCCACGGTGCAGCGCGGCCAAGTGTTCTGCCCGGACCATTACTGGTCTCTGCCCGAGGCGGTGCGCCGGGCGATCCCCAATGCGTTCCGCGCCGGCCAGTTCGCGGTGTTCCGCGAGGCCGTCGCCGAGGCGCGCGACCTGATCGACGCGCGCGAATTCCAGCCCCTATTTCCGGGAGAAGCGGCATGACGGACGGCGTGTTCCGCACCGTGGGCGTGGCCCACCAGGTGGGCGAGAAGGCGGCGCGCGCGCTCGCCGAGGCGATCGACGGTTTCGTCGTCGCGGTCGAGCCGATCGCGGAGCGCGGCGGCAGCTTCTCGTGCGAGTTCGTCGTCGCCGACCCGAGCGAAAATCTCGTGCGCGGGAGGATCGCGTGAGGGGCGGAGCCATGCATGACGAGGATATCGCGATGGATGTGGCCGTTGCCGCTGCCGTTGCGGTGGCAAAGGCCTCCGGCGGCACCTTCGTCGGTTGCTCAGCGTCGCAAGGCGATGACGGGCGCTGGGAGGCCAAGTTCTCGGTCGCGGTCGGATCGCGGCGTCGACCGCAGATTCTCCATGGACGGCTGTCGTGACCGCCGCCACCGACACCGTCCGCCGCCTGGCGAGGCATCGCGCCGAGATGCAGCGCGCGCTCGCCGACAATTGCTCGCTGGACGAAGCGCGCGACCGCATCGCGCGGGACCGGTGGCAGGCGGCCACCGATAGCCTGGCGCGGCGGTGCGGCACGGTCGCGGCGCCGGTGCGCCATCCGAACATCCGGCTGCCCTACAAGGACGACGACGCATGAGCCGCGTCGTGCCCTTCCGCGGCAAACGTCCACCCCAATCAAACCTCCGCATGCCGCGTGAGGCGCTGTCGCCGGGGCTTGTTGGCGCGCTGGTCGGCGATTCGCCACTCGTCGTCAGCCGCATCGATCGCCCCGCGCGCAGCCGCGCCGAAATCGAGCAGGCGATCGAGCAGCTGATCGGCTTACTCGATGCAATCGATGGCGACCCGGATTTCGAGCCGGAGGAAGATGCCGAGCATGACGGCCGCGAGCCGTTCGGCGGCAAAATCCGGGGGGGGGGGGGCAGATGACTGACGCTCGCCATCCCGCGCCACGCATCCGCGTCGGCGCGCCCGGCGCGGCAATCGCGCCGATCACCAGCCGCCTGGGCGACATTGAGAAGGTGTGTAGCGCGATCACCTGGCTGCGCAGCCATGGCGTGTCGGTGTCTAGCGCCGGCGACGGCCGCTGGTGGGTGTCGGGCGGCTTCGCCGCGCCGTTCGCCGGGGTCGACCTGGTCGCGCTCGCGCGGCGCAAAGGATTCGATGGGGGGCGTGATCGTGGCGATCAGCCGGCGCTGCTGGGCGTCGGCCAGCGGGGTTCGAATCCCCCGCTCTCCACCACCCTTTCAGGAGAGGAGCACTTCCGTGAAGAATAAGCTGATCGACTTGAACAATCACCTTTTCGCGCAGCTTGAGCGGCTGTCCGACGAGGAGCTGACCGCCGAGCAGATCGAGGTCGAGGTCAAGCGCGCCGATGCGATCGTGGCGGTGTCCGAGCAGGTCGTGCGCGGCGCGGCGCTCACGCTGCAGGCGGTGAAGGTGCTCGCGGATCACGGCGATCGCTTCAAGCCGCACCTCGCGATGATCGAGGGGCCGAAGGAGTGAAAGGTCGGGCGATCCATTATTCGGCCGAGGAGCTGACGTGGCTGGAGGAGAACCGCGAGATGTCGCGGCGCGACCTGCACCGGCTATTCGTCATGTTCTTCGGCCGCGACGATGTATCGCCCGATCATATCAAGGCGCTCTGCAGCCGGAAGGGGTGGAAGACGGGCCGAACCGGCCAGTTCGCGCCGGGGATGACGCCTAGCAACAAGGGCAAGTCGATGCCCTTCAACGCGAATAGCGCGCGTACTCAGTTCAAGAAGGGCAGCATGAGCGGCCGGGCGCGCGCGCTGTACAAGCCGATCGGGACCGAGCGCCTCAGCAAGGAGGGCTATGTCGAGCGGAAAATCCACGACGGCTTGCCCCTGCAATCGCGGTGGCGCGCCGTCCACCTGATCCGGTGGGAAGAGCAGAACGGCCCGTTGCCCAGGGGCATGTGCCTCAAATGCCTCGACGCCAACCGGCTCAACACCGACCCGTCAAACTGGGCCGCGATTCCGCGAGCTTTGCTGCCGCGCCTCGCCGGTCGCTGGACGATGCCATACGATTCCGCACCCGACGAGTTGAAGCCCGTCATTTTGGCGATGGCCAAGGTGAAGCACGCGGCCAAGGAGCGCGCCAGCGATGCCGGTTGATCCCCGCATCCAGGCCGCGCTGGATGCGCCGCTCCGGGGCCAGCGCAACGAATTTGCGCCCAAGCGCGGGAGCGCGAAGCTCGGACGCGGATATTTCTTGCGGCCCGGATCGGGACCAGAGGGCGAAACATGCGGCAGCTGCGCGCATTTTCGACGCCGCACTTATTCCCAGACCTATTTCAAATGCGCGCTGACAGAGACTCGCGGCGGCGCAACCGACATTCGGGTTTCTTCGCCGGCCTGCTCGGGTTGGGAGGCGCACGGTGCGTAAAGTTAGAACGCATCCCGATCAGATCGCGTTTGCATTTGAGGCGCCGCAGCCGGCGCGTGGCGACGCTCAGCTGGCGGGGCTGGACCGCGCCGTGGCGGGCATCGTCGGCACCGCGCTGAAGGACGACGTGCGCTCGCGCGACGAGATCGCGGGGGCGATGACGGCGCTGTTGAGCGAGCCGGTGAGCCGGCTGATGCTCGACGCTTACGCCTCGCCGGCGCGAGAGGGACACAACATCTCCTTCGGCCGGGCGCTGGCGCTGATCGCGGTGACCGAGCGGTTCGACCTGCTCGACCAGCTGCTGCGCCGGATCGGCGCGGCGGTGCTGGTGGGCGAGGAGATCAATGCGGCGCTGCTCGGCCATCTGCAGGCGCGCAAGCGCCAGATCGACGCCGAAATCCGCGCCGTCCAACAGCGAACGACACCGATTTTCAGGGGGAACGACGCTTGATCGCGACGGGGGGGAAGCAGTGGTTCACGGCGGCCGAGCTGGCCGCGCTCGCCTTGCCCGGCCTGTCCAAGGCCAAGCGCAAGATCAACGAGCGCGCCACCATCGAACGCTGGGCGCTGCGGGTCGATGTGGACGGGCAGCCGCTGGCGCGGCCGCGCGCCGGCCGGGGCGGCGGGCTGGAATTCCATATCGGCATCCTGCCCGCGGCCGCGCGCACCGCGCTGGTCGATCGCGGCATCGCGATGGGCGAGAGCGCGCCACGACCGGCCAACGACGCGCGCTCGCCGGGTTGGGCCTGGCTGGAGCGGCAGAGCGACAAGGTGAAGGCCGAGGCGCAGCGCCGGATGGCGGCGATCGAGGCGATCGAGGCGCATGAGGCGGCGGGGCTCACCCGCACGGCGGCGATCGCGCTGGTCGCCGATCGGACGTGCGCCGGCAGCTCGACGATCTGGACCTGGCTGACACTGATCGATGGCGTGCCGCTGGCCGACCGGCTGCCGGCGCTCGCCCCCCGACGCGCCGGTGGAGGAAATGAAGTGGACGTGGAACCCCATATCTGGCGCACGCTGGTTTCGGACTATCTGCGCGCTGAGCGACCGACCTTTTCGAGCTGCTACCGTCGCGCGGCCGAGCAGGCCAAGGCGATGGGCGTTACGCTGCCACATCAGCGCACGCTGCAGCGGAGGCTGGAGCGCGACATCCCTCCCCAGCTCGTCGTCGCCAGGCGCGAGGGCGCGGAAGCCCTGCGAGCGATGCTGCCGCCGCAACAGCGCTCGGTTTCGGCGATGCATGCGATGCAGGCGGTCAATATCGACGGCCACCGCTGGGACGTGTTCGTCCGCTGGCCCGACGGCACGATCGGCCGGCCGACCATGGTTGCGATCCAGGACATCTACAGCCGCAAGATTCTCGCTTGGCGCATCGCCGAAACCGAGAGCGCGGTGCTGACCAGGCTCGCCTTCGCCGACCTGTTCCGCGATTTCGGCATTCCCGCCGAATGCCTGATGGACAATGGCCGGGCGTTCGCATCGAAATGGATTTCGGGCGGCGCGGAGACTAGGTTCCGCTTCAAGATCAAGGAAGACGAGCCGACCGGGCTGCTCACCGGGCTCGGGATCAAGCTGCACTGGGCGCAGCCTTATCGCGGCCAGTCCAAGCCGATCGAGCGCGCTTTTCGCGACCTATGCGATGCGGTGGCCAAGCACCCGGCGTTCGCGGGGGCCTATACGGGCAACCGCCCCGACGCGAAGCCCGAGAATTACGGCGAGAAGGCAGTGCCGATCGACGTGTTCCGCGCCGTCGTCGCCAAGGGCATCGCCGCGCACAATGCGCGCGCCGGCCGACGCACCGAAGTGGCGAACGGCCGCAGCTTCGACGACGTGTTCGCCGAGAGCTACGCCGCGTCGGCGATCGGCAAGGCGACGCCCGAGCAGATGCGCATGGCGCTGCTGACCGGGGAGCAGCTGTCGGCCGATCGCAAGTCGGGCGAGCTGAAGATCGCCGGCAACCGCTACTGGGCGAGCGAGCTGGCCGACCATGCCGGCAAGAAGCTGACGGTACGGTTCGATCCCGACAACCTACACCAGGCGATCCACGTCTACGATCGGACGGGCCGCTACATCTGCGCCGCCGAGCCGATCGCGCCGACAGGCTTCTTCGACATGGCGTCGGCAAAGGACCGCGCGCGGCAGGAAAAGGAACTACGCCGCCACGTGCGCGAGGCCGAGCAGCTGCAGGACCTGATCGCCGCCGCCGATCTCGCGGCAATGCTGCCAGACCATGCCGACGAGGAGCAGCTGCCCGCGCCGGGCGCGGTGCGGATGGTCCGCCACCAGCCGCGCGGCCGCGCCGCGGCGGCGCTGAAGCCCGCTTCAGAGGCGCGTGAAGCGCCTCTCAACCCCGTCATCGACCGGCTCGGAGCGGCGCTCCGGGTGGTCCGGTGAACAGCGTGCCGGGCGCATTCCCGGCTGAGAAGAGGAGAACGCAAATGACCAGATGGCTGGCAATTTACTCCAACGCGATGGGCAATTCGCAGGCCGCAATGATCACATCTGTGAATGCTGGTCTGCCCTTTGGGATCTTACCCGAAGAGCTTGGCCTGCAGGATTATGAATCGGCGGCGACCGTCACGCTCATCGAGATGCCTGACGGCGATTTCCGGCCGACCGTCGTCGACGTCGATGCCGACGCCGAAGTCGCAATGACCTTCATCGATCTCTGACGAAATGGGCCGCGACCGGGGTGGAAGCCCGGCCGCGGCCTTGTGTGCCCAAGCACGAAAGGACGCGTATCATGAACAATCCCGACACTCTAGCCATCGACGTCGAGGCCGAGCGCGCCTGGCTCAATGCCTACAAGGCGGACACCCGGCTCAGCTGGTCCGAGATCGGCCCGAAGATGGGTATTCCTGGCGGCACCCTCTCTCCCTTCGCGCTCAACAGCTACAATGGCGACAACGAGCGGATCGCGCGCGCGGTGTTCTCCTACCGCCAGCTGCTGACGAGCCAGGCCGAGCTGGCGATCGCGATGCCCGACCGGCCCAATTATTTCGAGACGCCGACCTCGCGCCGCGTGACCACCATGCTGCAGGTGGCGCATCGGGGCCGGATCACGGTGATCGCGACCGCTCCCGGCCTGGGCAAGACCGAGGCGGTCAAGAACTACCAGGCGAGCGTCCCGCAGGTGTGGCGCGCCACCATGAAGCCTTCGACCGGCGGAATCATGACCATGCAGGTCAAGATACTCGCTTCGATGGGCGAGCCGGACGCCAAGGGCACGCCGCTCGCGCTGACCACCCGCATCGAGCGGCTGGTGCGCGGCACCGGCGGACTGCTGGTGATCGATGAGGCGCAGAATCTCGGCGAAAAGGCGCTGGAGGAAGTCCGCGGATGGCACGACGAGACCGGCATCGGCGTCGCGCTGGTGGGCAACGAAGACGTGCTGCTCCGCCTGGAACTGGGCAGCAAGAAGGACGCGTTCGCGCGCCTCGCCAGCCGTGTCGCCAACCGCTTCATCGCGCGCGGGCCGATGGAGGGCGACGCCGCCGCGCTAGCCGATGCCTGGAGGGTCGATGCGGCCGACCAGCGCGGGTTCCTGGCCGATGTCGCCAAGCGGCCGGGCGCTCTCCGCACCTGTACGATGGTGATGGAAACCGCGCACATGCTCGCGGCCGCCGAGAACGACGCGCTGAAGCTCGCGCATCTGCAGGACGCCTGGTCGCATCTGTCGACCCGGCAGCTCGCGGCATGAGGGGGCGTTCCGCCCAGGAGCGCCGCCGCGTCGACGAAGCGGCGCGCCAGTTCGGCCTTTCGCCGCGCTCGGTGATCGCCGCGACGACTCCGCATCGCGGCTGGCGCAAGGCGTGGGCGATCCTGTGGGGCACCGGGCCGCTCGATTTCGCGCTCGCGGCAGGCGGAGCCCTTGCCGTCGCGACCGCCATTCTCGTCGTGGTGCCGCTGATCGCGGTGGCGATCGGCGCGCTGGTGGGGCCGGCGCGATGACGCCGCTCCGCCTGTCGCTGCCGCTCGACGCCGCGGCGATCGCCGCGATCAACGCGCTCGGCCGGGGCGTGACGATCACGGTCGAGGGCGATCTCGACCGCCGGTGGACGATCGCCGACATCATCGCCTGGGTGGCGTTCGAGACCGGAGTGTCGCGACGCGAGATTATCGGAGAGGGCCGCACCGCCAGGCAGGCGCGCGCGCGATTTGCCATCACCTGGGGCGCCCGCACGATTTTGGCGTGCAGCTCCTCCGTCATCGGCCGCTCGATCGGCGGGCGCGACCACACCGTCGCGCTCTACCAGCTTCGCCGCGCTGAGCAGCTGCGGCTGCGGGATCCGGCGTTCCGCGCGCTCACCAACCGCATGATCGACCGCTTTTCGGGAGGACCGCAATGACCCTTCGACGTAGCTCAGGGCAGGCCGGAAAGGCCCAGTTCAACCCCGCCCAGCAGCGCCGGCGCGGGATGCTCGCCAAGATCCACATCGCGCAGAAGCAGCTCGGGCTGACCGAGGACGATTATCGCGCGGTGCTGATCCGCGTCACCGGCCTCGACAGCGCCGGCGCGATGTCCGACGCCGAGCTGGAGCGCGTCGTCGCCGAGCTGACCCGGCTGGGCTTCCGGGCCAAGGCCGACGGCAAGGCGAAGCCGGCGATGCATCCGGTGGCGCTGAAGGCGCGGGCGATGTGGATCTCGCTCCACCAGCTCGGCGTGGTCGAGAACCCGAGCGAGCAGGCGCTGGAGGCGTTCGCCGCGCGCCAGCTCGGCGTGGTCAAGTGGCACTGGGCCAACCAGGCCTGGGGCTACAAGCTGATCGAGGCGCTGAAGGCGATGGCCCAGCGCGCCGGTTGGGACCAGCATCTGGAAGGCGTCGCGCCCGCGGCCAAGGCGCGCATCCTCAAGCGCCGGCTGGCCGAGCGGCTGTTCGCGATGCTGAAGCATGAGGGCCTGATCCCGCACCACTGGGACATCCTGCTCGCCGCCGAGCGGCTGGCAGGCGTCGAGATCGGGGGCGGCTGGTGGCAGGCGAGCGCCGAGGACGCCGACCGCGTCGTCCAGGCGTTCGCCCAGGCGCGCCGCGCACCGATGAAGCCGGTCTCCGCGCTGGAGCTGGTCCGGTGAGCGCGCCTCGCTATTTCGCGCGCGAGCCGGTCGAATCGGTCGAATTCGCCTCGCTGCCGCTGCTGGCGAGCGGCCGCCGCCGGCCGCCCCGCCGCCTCGTCTGGTTCGCCCTGGGCGCGATCGCCGCGGTGCTGGCGCAGCTGCTGGCGTGAACGCGCACCGCGCCATTTCGGCCGCCGCGGGCGAGCTGGGGGAGATCACGCAGGTGATCGGCCCCGACGCCGCGCGCAAGCTGGTCGACGCGCTGGGCGGGACCGACCTCTACATCCCCAAGCTGATCGGCCGCCACAATCCGATCATGGTGGCGATCGGTCCGGCGGCGTCGGCGCGCCTGGCCGAGTATTACCACGGCAGGGTAATCAAGCTGCCCAAGGCGCATGCGCGCCGGCAGCGCGCGCTGGAGCTGGCGCGCCAAGCGAAGGAATCGGGCGGCGAGATCCGCATCGCCGACGTGGCGCTCGCCACCGACTTTACCGAGCGGCACATCTACCGGATGTTGGCGCGCGACGAGGCCGATTCGGACGGCGACGCCGACGACGGCCAGCCCGACCTGTTCGAGACCCCCTGACCACCTGACATTTGTCAGGTACGAGATCGCCCCGCTCTGCCGCCATAGCATCGGCGATGGGGCAAGAATCAGACATCATCGCAACCGATATCGAGGTGTGGGCCTGGTCGCGCCGCTTCGGCGTGGCGTTCGACCGCCTGCTCGGCGTCGAGGGCGGACACGTCAACGATCCGGTCGATCGCGGCGGCGAGACCAAGTACGGCATCTCGCTCCGCTTCCTGGCGAGCGAAGGGCGGATCGATCTCGACGCCGACGGCATCGCCGACTTCGATCTCGACATGGACGGCGACATCGACGGCGCGGACATCCGCAAGCTGACGATCGGCGACGCGCGCTATCTCTACCACCGGTGCTTCTGGCGGCGGCTCGACATCGAGCTGCTCCCGCGCCCGATCGGCGAGATGGTGTTCGACCAGGCGGTGAATGGCGGCGCGCGCGCGGCGGGCAAGATGCTGCAGCAATCGATCAATGCACTGCTGTTCGCCGGGCAGCCCAAGCTCGTGGTCGACGGTGTGATCGGGCCGGCCACGCGTTCCGAGCTGGCCCAGCTGCTCGAACAGCCGCATCCCGGCATGCCCGGCCTGGTCGGCGCGTTCCGCGATGCGGCAAAGCTCCGCTACCGCGCGATCGCTTCGGCCGATCCCAGCCAGAATCGCTTCCTGAAGGGCTGGCTGCGGCGCGCCGACGAACTGGGGAGGAACTGGTGAACTGGCTGACCTTGCTCAAATGGCTCGGGCCGGCGGTGCTGCTCGCCGGGCTCGGCTATGTCGTGCTCGACTGGATCGACCTGCGCGAGCAGGACGCGGCGCACGAGCGGTGCATCGCCGCCTCGCTGGATCCCGCGAAGGACGTGGAGCCGTGCGAGCCGGGGCTGAAGGGCGCAATCACCGTGATGCGCCGCGCCGACGTGTGCGACGCGGCGCTGGAGCCGAAGGCGCGCGACCGGTCCGGCGCGAAGACGCGCGACGAATTCGCCCTTCGCGCGAGCTGCTCGGGCGCCACAAAGCGGCTGTTCGCCGAACTGATCGCCGCTGAGGGCGATCTTGCCGATGCCCAGGGCCAGCTCGCGCGATCCGACGAGACATTGAGCGACGCCGTCGCCCGCGCCGAAGCGCGCGCCACCGCCCAAGCAACAAGGAAAGCCGCCAATGCCTCGACGCTTGCCGCAGCGCCTCGCGCTGCCGATGGCCGCGTGGCTTGCGATGCTGAGTGCCTGCGCGCACTCGCCGCAGGCACGCCCGGCGATTGAGCCCGATCCAGTCGTCCAGACGCGCACGGTAACCCGCACCGTCTGCCCGGCCGAGCTGCTGCTCGACATCCCGGCGCAGGTCGCGATGCCGGCCGGGGCGGCGATCGTCGCGAGCGACGAGACGCTGGCCTGGCTGTCGGCGCGCTGGGACCGTGAGGCGCTGCTCGAGCAGCGCCTGGCCGACGCCAGGGCCGAATGCCCGTGACGATCGAGACGCGCGATATCGAGCAGCTGCCCGAGCTGGCCGCGGTCTCGCCCGACGCCTGGACGATCGCCCAGGAGCCGGGCGGGCCGGCGGGCAAGGTCGCGCTCAAGAACCTGCTGGGCAAGCTGATCGCGACCGACACCGCGAAGGAGACGGCGGCCGATCTGGCGGCCGACCTGGCGCACCCCGCCAACGAGGTGGCGCTGGTGTTCGCCGATCCGACGCCGGCCAGCTGCGGCTGGTATCGCAAGACCGGCGCCGAAGGGGCTGGGGAATGGGTGCAGTTCGAGAAGCTTGGCGCCCAGGCCAAGGCCGAAGTCGACGCGGCGACGGTCGCAGCGCTTGTGGCGATCGCCGAGCAGACCGAGCAGCTGGACGATGCGGCCGAGCAACTCGGTGATGCGGTGGCGCTCATCGCGGCCGGCCCGCACCCGATTCTCGACCTGCCAGATCCAGACCCGGCGCGCTTCCTGTTGATCGACGACTATTCCGATACGCCCCGCCCCGCCTATTCCGATGGGTCCGCATGGCGCTGGGACAATGACGGCAGCGTCGTCGAGCCGATGCCCGGCATCGCTTCGAAATACGCCGGAATGGCCGCCTGGGCTGATTTCGGCGCGAACTCCTATGCGCTGCCCGACGCCGAGGACGCCACGCTGCCATCGCTTGCCGCGCAGCTGGATTGGCTGGCGAATTACAGCGTCGACAATCGGTCCCGCTTCGTGGTCGACCAGGACGGGCTTTTTCGCGACTTCAACGACGGTCGCAACCTGATCCGCAAGTCGGAGGATTTCTCCGGCGCAGAGTGGACCAAGACCGGCGTGACGCTGGCCGACCAGCTCGTATCGCCCAGCGGGGCCACGCTTACCAAGGTCAACCAGGTCGCCAACAATACGGCGGCGCGGATCGCCACCGTGTCGACCTTCGATTATCAGACGCACGCGTTCGCGATCGAGGCGAAGGCGGCCGAGCTTTCGATGCTGGTGATCGGCACGCAGCACGGTGACACCTTCTTCGACCTGGCCACCGGCACGGTCGGGACCTCACACGCGCTCCATCGCGACGCGACGCTCACCGACCTGGGCGGAGGCGTCTATCGCGCCCGGCTCGTCTCCGACGTGCAAAACTCGACCTTCACCGTTCGCCTCGCCGCCGGATCGGACCTGACGCCGAACGGCAATGGCGGCGGAATGTATCTCGGCGGCGCGCAGGTGACCCGAGGCGACGCCATCGTCGCGTATGAGAAGACAGATGCCGCCCACAGCGTGCTGCGCGAGCTGGCGATCGACCACCGCCACGGCAGGCCGATGTTCCGGCGCTCGATCGCGACGGGCAACCTGCTTCGCTACAATCTCGATCCCTCACAAGCAGTCTGGACCAAAACCGGCGCAACCATCGGCGCGGCGGCCGTCGGACCCGACGGCAAGCAGTCGCAGCGACCGCTGATCGAGGATGCATCGACCGGTCCGCACGCCATCACCCAGTCGGTGACCAAGACCGGTTCCACGAATACCGGCCGTATGACCGGCTTCGTACCGAAGTCGGCTACTCGTCGAGCGTATCTCGACGCGCGGCCGGCCTCCGCCGCCGCGATCGCGTGGTTCGACCCCGCAACCGGCGCGTTCGGCACGATCGGCGCCGGCTGTACGGTCGAGATCGAGGAGTTCCCGGATCACTGGCGCGTCGGGCTGTTCTGGACCGGATTTTCTAGCGGAACCTACGCTCTCAGATGGGGCATGAGCGACGCCGACGGCGTGACCGATTATACGGGCGACGGGGTGAGCGAGATGGCGTGGTGGGGACTCACCGCCGATGCCGGTCAGGCCGAGCTGCCGCACGGACTGGCGGTGCATCACAATCCGTTGACCGCGCAGATCGCGACAACCGCACTCGATGACCTGGTGCTGCCGGCGAGCGTCCAGGCGCTGCTCGTCGGCGGTGACTACACGCTGGTGATGCGCGGGCGGGATATGCGCGGCGGCAGCGAAGCCCGGCTGCTCGGTGCCGACTACTCTGCAGGCAAGCCAAGCTTCGAGCTGTTCTTTGGAACCGCCCCCTTTCTGCCGAACAAGGGCACCGCGCGAATGACCGTGACGTCGATCGTCCAGGGGAGCGCCAATGGCCTGAACGGAGACGCCGGCAGCGGCGACGGCAGGGGCGACTGGGCGATCGCGGTCGGTGAGGATCGGCTCGGCCGGACGATCAGCTTCAACGGAGGGCCGGTGGCTCCTGCGTGGCCGCGCGACAACCCCGTCGACCCGACCGGCCTGGCGATCGGCGGCAGCAAGGTGCCGAACAATCCCCCGCTGGGGAGCTTCTTTCTGGACTTCATCGGCATCATCCCCAACCGTGTCCGGGATGGTCGCGTGCGCGAGCTGGCAACGCCCGCGCCGAGCGTGGTGCTGCCCGCGCCGAACTGGACGGCGCCGGCCGCTGGCCCGTCCGAGGTGGTCAACATGTGGGCGGGCGCCAACCTCGCCACCTCGTTCATCGCCACCGGCCGCGTGACCCGGAACTGCACGGCGCGGATCGTCGTATCCGTCGCGGAGGACCTGAGCGATCCGCTTTACGGTCCGGCAACGTCCGTGACGGGCAAGATCGCGCGCGTGTCGATCGGCGGCCTGACGCCCGACACGCAATATTATTTTGCGATCGAGGCGAATGGCGCGATCGGCGCGCTCCGCGGCAAGTTCCGCACCAGCAAGCTGGGTGCGCACAGCTTCCGCTTTCTTGCCGGGAGCTGCACCAACACACGCCAGGACCGGCCGATGTTCGACCTGATGCGAGCGAAGAACGCGCTCTTCTTCTCGCACCTTGGCGACATGACCTATCTCGATCCGTACACGCCGTCCGAAAGCGCGTTCCTCTATCCCTATGAGGCGCGCGTTGCGCTGTTCCCCACGCGCGCGCGCCAGTTGCGCGAACTGCCGACGCGTCAGCAGATCGACGATCACGATTTCGGCGGTAACGGCGGGGACAGGACGATGCCGGGCAAAGCGCAGGCGCTGACCGCGTATCGCGAACAGTGGCCGATGCCGTTCGATCCCGATCCCGCGAAGGGTCTGTATTGGAGCGAAACGCACGGCCGGCTCCGGTTCATCTATCTCGACCTGCGCTCCGCCGCCGATCCGATCGACCCGCCCAACCCGGCCAACACGCTGATGGGCGCGGTACAGAAGCAGTGGTTCAAGGACGAGATCGTCGCCGCCAAGGCTGCCGGCCAACCCGTCGTCATCCTGTCGTCGCTGGTCTGGTCCGGTCCCGACGTGCTGGGCGCGCCCGGACAGGCGAACTGGCAGGATTGGAGCTTCGAGCGCCGCGAGATCGCCGACTACCTCAAGGCGCAGGACATGGCGGGCAAGGTGCTGCTGCTGTCCGGCGACACCCACGCCGCGGGCATCTCCACGGGCGCGGGCAACGACTATGCGACCGGCGGCGGCATGCCGATGCCCGAAGTGCTCGTATCGGGAATGGACGAGGAACCGGCAACCGGAGGGCCCGAGGCGTGGGATATCGGCTTTGCGCGGCCGGCAAGCCAGGTCAGCGGCCTGTACGGCGTGTTCGACGTGATCGACGGCGGCGGCGAGGCGATCGATATCGCGGTCAAGGTGATGCGCGTGACGTTCGCCACCGGCGAAGAGATGATCGCCGAAGGCATCATCGAGCCTCCCGCGCAGCTGCAGCACACGTTCACGCTGGCGGTGCCGGCATGAGCGGGCAGCTGATCCTGCGCCTCGTCGCCGGGCCGTTCTTTGGCGCGGGGCTGGCAAGCATCGCGCATGCCGCCTTACCGGCGCAGGCGGCCGCGCCGAGCTTCGGCCCGCCGCTGGTTATCGTGTTCGGCTTCGACGTGCCGGTGTTGTCGGCGATCTTCGGGCTGATCGGCGTGCTGCTGGCGCGGCGGGTCGCGCCGGCGTCGGCCGCGGGCGCCGCGCTCGGCCGGACGGGCAACGCGGCGCTGACGGGGCTGCTGGTGCTGGGCGTGCTGGCGCTGATCGTGTCGGGGGAGAAGCGGCCGATCGTCGCGCTCGGCTGGGCGATCGGTCTCGGCTATTCGGGGCTGGGCTTCATCGAGCTGGTGGCGCGCAGCGTCGTCGCCGGCGCGCGCATCATCATCGACGCATTCGTCGCGATCGCGACCAAGGGCGCGGCCGCCTGGGCCGAGCGCCGGGGAGAGCCGAAGTGAATTTCCAGATCTGGGAACTGATCCTGTGCACCGCGATCATCGCGTTTCTGATCTACGCGATCTGGCGCGGGGGCAGCTCCAATCCGGTGGGCACCGGCCAACTCCAGCGCCAGCTCAACACGATCGGCGCCGAGGTGAAAACGCTCAAGACCGACGTCGGCGGGTGCGCGCTCAAATCCGATCTCGAAGGGCTGCGGGGGGAGTTGACCGAAATGGAGAAACGCGTGGCGTCCTCGGGCGAGGTGATCGCGCTGCAGGGCCAGATCGCGACGCTGAATGCGCGGATCGCCGGCATCGAGAAGCTGACCGATCGGACCGACGCGACCGTGACGCGGATCGAGGACTATCTGCGGGGGAGCGGCAAATGAGCTATCTCGAAGACGCCTGGCTGCCGCATCTGCGGCTCACCCTGCTGCGCGTGCTGGCCAACGCGCCCTCCTATTGCGCCAATTCGTCGATCCTCGCCGAGGCCGTCGGCATGATGGGCCTGCGCGCCAGCCGCGACCAGGTGCGCAGCGAGCTGGCCTGGTTGCGCGAACAGCGGCTGGTGACGATCGAAGAGCCGTCGCCGGCGCTGCTGGTCGCCTGCATCACCGAGCGCGGCCTGGACGTGTCTTCGGGCGCCTCGACCGTGCCCGGCGTCCAGCGCCCGTCTCCGAAGGCCTGAGATGCCCGCGCCCGGCCGCCGGCGGCCATCCACCGTCGACCGCCTCGACCCCGAGGTGAAGGAGCTGATCGGCCGGCTCCGCATCGACAAGGGCTACACGATCGACGAGATCCGCGAGCAGCTGGAGAAGATGCTCGCGGCAGAGCTGCTGCCGTCGCGATCGGCGCTCGGCCGCCATGTCAAATCGATCGAGGATGTCGGCGCGCAGCTGAAGCACAGCCGCGAGGTGGCCGCCGCGCTCGTCCAGCAGGTCGGCGACGCACCGGAGGACCGCATGGCGGACCTCAACATCGAGCTGATGCACACGATGATGCTGCGGCTCCTCACCGCGACCAATGACGAAGGGGACGGGCAGCCGGTGACCTTCGGCGCGGAGGACGTGATGTTCCTGTCGCGCTCGCTGCAAAGCCTCGCGAGCGCCAAGAAGACCAATGCCGACATGGTGATCAAGGTGCGCGACCTCGCCACCAAAGAGGCCGCGAAGAAGGCCGTGGACGCGGCCAAATCGAAGGGCCTGTCGGGCGACACCGTCGAATTCATCCGCAAGGCCGTGCTGGGGAGCGACGGGTGAGCCGCGGGAACCCTTGCCCTATCGCGGGGTGCACCCGTCACGCCAAGCCCAATCAGCTCATGTGCTGGCCGCACTGGCGGCGCGTCCCGAGAGCTTTGAACCACGCGGTTTTCGACACCTATCGCAACCTGCGCCACGATCCTGACGCATACCGGCAGGCGCGAGAAGCGGCGATCGCGGCTGTCGAAGCGAAGGAAGCTGATGAGGCGCGCTCCACATGAGCGCGATCGAACTCGGGCTCGCCGAACGGCGGGCGGAGAATGCTGCGGGCGAAGAGACGCTGCAGCGCCTGCCCCGCGGCGACCTGCTGCTGCGCTATCAGCAGCGCACGATCGATATTCTCTTCGCCGGCACCGCCCTTGTTTTGATCGAGAAGTCCCGGCGTATCGGGCTGACCTGGGGGATTGCAGCGTATTTCGTTCTGAGGGCCGCGTCCGAGATCTCCGCCGGCGGGCAGAATTGCTGGTACATGGGCTACGACAAGGACATGGCGCTCGAATTCATCGAGACCTGCGCCATGTGGGCGCGCGCGTTCCATATCGGAATCGAGGACACGGGCGAGGAGCTGCTCGACCTCGACGGGGTGAACGAGGGCGTCCAGGCGTTCCGCATCCGCTTCGCCTCCGGCTTCAAGATCACCGCGCTGCCGAGCGTGCCCCGCGCCTTGCGCGGCAAGCAGGGCATCTTCGCGTGCGACGAGGCAGCGTTCCACAAGAATGTGGACGAGGTGCTCAAGGCGGCGATGGCGTTCCTGATCTGGGGCGGACAGGTGATCGTCGTCTCGACGCACGACGGCATCGCCAACAAGTTTAACGATCTCTGCGACGAGGTGCGCGCAGGCCGAAAGCGGGGCAGGCTGCTCACGATCACCTTCGCCGATGCAATGGCGGACGGACTCTACGATCGCGTCGCCCTGGTTGCGAAAACCAAGGGCGCCGAGCTGCCCCCGGCCGAGCAGTGGGAGGCCGAGATCCGTGCCTCCTATGGCGACGACGCCGAGGAGGAGCTGGACTGCATCCCCAAGGCGGGCAGCGGGTCGCTGCTCAAGCCCGAAGACATCGCCGCTTGCGAGCATCCCGACGCCGGCATCGCCGACCTGTATATGGGCGGGCTGGTCTATCTCGGCCGCGACGTGGCGCGGCGGAAGGACGGCCAGATCCAATATGCGATGGAGCTGGTCGGCGACGTGCTGTGGCAGCGCGACACCTATGAGGAATTCGGCCAGACCTTCGCGCACCAGGACGCGTTCATGGATCAGGTGTTCGCCGAACGGCGCGTCGCCGCCGCCTGGCTGGATCAGACCGGCATGGGCGAGAAGGTGGTCGAGGATGCGCAGCTGCGCCACGGCTCCTCCCGCGTCGTCGGCCAGCTGCTGACCGGGCCGACGCGGCTGGATCTGGCGATCGGCCTCGCCACGCGATTCGAGCGCGGCCTCATCCGTATCCGGCCCGACCCGAAAACCCGAGCCGACCTGCGCGCGATCAAGAAGCTGGACAGCGCCGGCGGCGGCGTGCGCATCGTCAATGAGGGCAAGGTCCACGCCGACCGATTCTGGGCCTATGCGCTGGCCAGCCGCGCCGCCGATCTGCCGCAGGCGCTGTACGATTATCGCTCCGTCCCCGGCCGCCGATCGCGCGAGGCGGCGATCGGCCGGTCGTTCCTGGAACGCGCTGGCGAGCATCCCGACGATATTCGGCCGATGGGGCGCGGCTCGCGCTTCGATCGGCCGGGCTGCTGGTGAGGACTGGTCATGGACGATGAGGAATTCGATGATGGCGAGCGCTGGTGCGAGACCTGCCACAATACGGGTGAGGTCGACTGCTATTGCGGCGGCGACCTGTGCGTGTGCGGCGGGTTCTGGGGCAACGGCACCGACCCGTGCCCGGACTGCGGCTGATGGCTGACGCGAAACCGCCGCCCCTGGTGTGGGCCAATGGCGCGCCGATGCGCCGCGAGGAGCTGGCGCGCGAGGTCGCCGGGCCGCAGCGCTTCGGCGTGCGCCAGGTGATGGGCGGGCATCCCGCGCAGGGGCTGACGCCGCAGCGCCTGGCGCGGCTGCTGCTCGACGCGGAGGCCGGCGACGCCACCGCCTATCTGGAGCTGGCCGAGGAGATGGAGGAGAAGGACCTCCATTATCAATCGGTGATGGGCACCCGGAAGCGGGCCGTCGCGCAGCTGCCGATCGAGGTGGAGCCGGCCGGCGAAAGCGCCGACGAGCAGGCCGACGCCCAGCTCGTCCGCGACTGGCTTGAGCGAGATATGCTCGAAGCGGAGATATTCGACATCCTCGACGCGATCGGCAAGGGCTATAGCTGCACCGAGCTTGTCTGGGACACTCGCTCAGTTCCTTGGCTGCCGATCCGCTGTCTATGGCGCCCTCCAAGCTGGTTCGAGTTCGACCCCGAGGATCCTGAGAAGCTGATGCTGCGCGACCTGGGCGGGCCGCAGCCGCTTTCCGCTGCCAAGTATATCGTTCATTTTCACAAGGCGAAGTCGGGTTCTCCGGTGCGTGGGGGCATCGCCCGCGCGGCCGCCTGGGGCTACATGTTCAAGAACTACGCGATCAAGGATTGGGTCGCGTTTCTTGAAACATACGGCATGCCCTACCGGGTCGGCCGTTACGACAATGGCGAGACCGAGGAGAATATCCGCAAGCTGATGGCGGCGGTCGCGGATCTCGGATCGGATGCGGCGGCGGTATTCCCGAAGAGCATGGACGTCGAGTTCGTCGACACCAAGGCGGGCACCGCGCCCAACGATCTGTGGCGGGCCAAGGCCGAATATGTCGACAGCCAGATCTCCAAGGCGGTGCTCGGCCAGACCGGCACCACCGACAGCAAGGAGGGCGGGCTCGGCGATGGCGGCAACAAGGTTCACAACGACGTGCGCGGCGACATCGAGCGCGCCGACGCCAAGCTGCTCGCCGCGACGCTCAACCGCGACCTGGTGGTGCCGCTGGTCGCGCTTAATCGGGGCCCGCGCAAGCGCTATCCACGGCTCAAGATCGGCCGGCCCGACGAGGTCGACGTCGAGAAGATGTCGCGCACGCTGCAGATCCTGGTGCCGCTCGGCCTGAAGGTCAGCCAGGAGGACGTGCGCGAGCGCGCCGGACTGCCCGCGCCGGCCGAGGGCGCCGAGCTGCTCGCCCCGCCACAGGCCGCCCAGCAGGCGCTGCCAGAGCCTCCAGGGCCCGACGATACCCGAGAGGCGGCCGACCCTGCTCTTAGAGGCCTTAAATCGCCCGCACGGGGGCAACTGAGATCGGTGGCGAGCGGCGTGGCGGCCGAGCCGGCGTCACCGGACGCGATCGACGATCTGACCGATGAGGCGCTGGGCGACTGGGAGGAGCTGGTCACGCCGCTGATCGAGCCTGTCGAGCAGCTGCTCGCCTCCGCCTCGACGCTGGGGGAGGCGCGGGCCCTGCTCACGTCCGCGATCGACGAGATGGACCCGGCCGCGTTCACCGAGCTGCTGGCGCGCGGCGGCTTCGCGGCGCGCCTGGCCGGCGATCTCGACGCGCGCGGAGAGGCGTGATGGTCGGGCTCGGCGAAGCATTCACCTTCGCGCGGCCGATCGCCGCGCAGCATCGCAACGCGAGCGGCATCCGCGTCACCGCGCCGGCGGGCAGCCCGCGCTTCGACCATGACGAGAGCGGCGTGCCGCTCGGCCTGCTGGTCGAGCTGGGGCCGGCGCTCGGCCAGGGCGACCGCGTGCGGCTGGCCGCGCCGGTCACCCAGCCGGGGCCGATGACGGTGCTCCACGCGGTTCTCCGCGGCGGCGCGGTCGACCGGCGCGCGATCTACACGCGCGACGCGTCGGCGACGATCGACCGCTGCCTGGCGCAGACCGGCCGCCACCAGGTGATCGCCGCGCTGCCCGGCTTCGTCCAGCCGCGCGAGGGCCGGGTGCGGGCGAAGGGCGAATGGTGGCGGCTCGCATCGGTGCTCGTCGACGGCGCCGGCGCGGCGATCGGCGTGGGCGGCGGCCGCGCGCTGATCGAAGGCTGAAGCGTGGCGGAGACGCCAGAGAGATCGGGCTCGGGCGCGATCTCGCCGATCCCGCTGGTCGAGCAACAGGAGGCGCTGCGCTATTTCCGGGCGAAGGGGCTGGAGATCGGCTTCTCCTGGCTCGACGTTTGGCAGGAGGAGCATGCCCGCTCCTTCACCGTCGCCAAGGCGATGACGCGCGACCTGCTGGAGGACATCCGCGCCGCCGTCGACGCGGCGATCGCCGAAGGCCAAACGCCCGACGAATTCCGAAAAGGCCTGCGGCCGATCCTCGAAGCCAAGGGCTGGTGGGGCCGCAAGACGATGATCGACCCGCTCACCGCCGAGCGCAAGAATGTGCAGCTGGGATCGCCGCGCCGGCTCGGCGTGATCTACCGCGCCAACATGCGCACCGCCTACCAGGCCGGGCGGTGGGAGCGGATCGAGCGGCAGAAGAAGGCCTTCCCGATCCTGGTCTACAAGTCGGTCAAGGACGGCCGCGAGCGCGAGGAGCATGGCGCCTGGCACAACACCGCGCTGCTGGTCGACCATGATTGGTGGGAGACGCATTATCCGCCGTGCGACTGGGAGTGCCGCTGCACCGCTGTGGCGATGAACGCGCGCCAGCTCGCCAGGCGCGGCCTCACGCTCACGACGTCGCCGATAGCGTTCCCGCCGCGGCTGTGGACCAACAAGCGCACCGGCGAGGTGCATTCGATCGAGCGCGGCATCGGCGCGGGCTGGTCCTACAATGTCGGCAAGGCGCATCTCGCCGGGCTGGCGCCGCCGCCGATCGGCGCGGGCTTCGGCGGCGCCGACATCGCGGCGGCGGCGTCGCCGATCGCGCGCTTCCTCGCCGCGTTCGGCATCGGGGAGGATTCGGCCGGGCGCGTGTTCACCGATCGCGGCGGCTGGCCGCTGGCGATCTCGGCCGCCTGGTTCCGCGACGCCGCCGGCCGCCTGGCGCTGCCGCCGCCCGACCGGCGCGGCCAGCTCGACCAGGCGGCGGAGACGATCGCCGAGCCCGACGAAATCCGCTGGGTGTGGATCCGCGGCGAGAGCGGCGGCGCGATGCTGTTCCGCCGCTACCTCCGTCTCGCCGGCACCCGTGTCGCCAGCGTGGTCGATGTCGGCCGCGCCGGCTGGCGCTTCCGCATCGCCCGCGGCGGCGAGCTGGCGGCGCTGCGAAACGGGGCGATCGCCTGGTCGGCCGAACGCGCGGCAATCGCCGCCTACAATCCGCATCAGCCGCGCGACCAGCGCGGACGATGGCGGGACACCAGCCACGCCGCCAGCGTCTGCGTGTTGGCCGCGCCACTGACCGAGGGCGAGCGAGCGGCGATCCGAACCTATACGGGGGACGGCTTCGCCGCGATCAACGGCTATCTTCGCGGGCATGACGATGACGGCGACTATTCGCTGAGCTTCGACGAGGCCGACGACGCCGCGGCGCATCTCGATTCGGCGATCGCCAAGTCGCGGCTGGCGAGCGACATGCGCCTGTACCGCGGCGTGCCGGCGGCCGAGGTCTACGGCCTGCAGCTGCGCAAGGGCGACGAGTTCGGCGATCCGGGCTTCACCAGCACCAGCAAAAGCTGGATCGAGGCCGATCGCTTCGCCCAGTCGCGCGGGGATGGCGGCGTGCTATTCATCATTCACGCGAAAGCTGGTACACCGGCGCTCGACGTGACGCGCGAGAGCAGCGTCGGAACCGGCGAGTATGAAGTGCTGTTCAGCCGGGGGCAGCAGTGGAAGGTGAGAGATTTTGACGAAGGCGGAACGCGCATCGACATCGAGCCGGCCGAATGATCGGCCGCTCAACCCGCGTGTCTTCGACGATCGAGGACACGCCTTTCGCGTCACCAAGCGGGGCGATGCCGAAGGCCCCTTGTTCGGCGCGAAGCCCAAGCCCTAATTCGCATGCGTTCATCCAGGCGGCGCGGCTAGATCCTCGCCGCCCTTCTTTGTGCCGGCTTTCTCCTGACAAATGTCAGGTTAGAGCGCGCTTGAGCCGGCCCCATAGCCGGCGTCATGAAGCGGGGGCTCCAGACAGCTGCGGGACACGCCATCGGCTCGGCGATCGAGATCGCCGGGGCCGAGCCGCCGGCGCGCATCCAGCTCATGCCGATCGGCCGCTGGAAGGGGAAGAACGGCGCCGGCCCCTATGAGCTGAGCGACCGGGCGCACGCCGACGCGGTGATCGCGGCCACGGCGGCCCGGCTCGGCAAGAGCGATTTCATGGTCGACTACGATCACCAGGCGCCCAACGGCGCGGTGCCCGGCGTCGGCGGGACGGCGATCGCCTCGGCCTGGGTGAAGGCGGATGACCTGGTCGCGGCCGATGACGGCATCTGGGCGGAGAACGTCCAGTGGACCGCCAAGGCCAGCCAGCACATCCGCGACCGCGAGTATCGCTACATCAGCCCCTATTTCCTGCACCGGCCTGACGGGCGCGTGACGCTCCTCATCAACGCCGGGCTCACCAACACACCGAACTTCGACCTGGCCGCCGTCGCGGCCTCCACCACCGGAGAAGACCTGACCATGACGATTCCTGCATTGATCCTCGCGGCCCTCGGGCTGGGCGAGGATGCGACGGTCGAGGCGGCGGTCGCCTCGATCACGGGGCTGAAGGAGGCCAGGACGAACCTCGCCGCCACGGCGAGCGCGCTCGGCCTCGCCGCCGATGCCACCGGGGCCCAGGTCCAGGAGGCGGCGGCCTCGGCGCTGGCGGGCAAGGGCAATGCGTCGGAGCTGGCCAGCGTCAAGGCGGAGCTGGACGAGATCAAGGGCGAGCGGATCACCGCTGCCGTCGCGACCGCGATCCAGGCGGGCAAGATCACGCCGGCCCAGAAGGACTGGGCCGAGAGTTACGCTAAGGAGAAGGGGCTTGCCGCCTTCGCCAGCTTCCTTGGCGGCCAAGCGACGGTGCTCGCGCCCGGCGCCCGCGGCAAGCCCGATGTCGACCTTTCCTCCGACGCCCTCACCCCCGACGAAAAGGCGGTCGCTTCAGCCCTCGGCCTTTCGGAGGAGGCCTACCTCAAGACCCGCAAGGAGACCGCGCAGTGACCGCCCTCACCGCACCGCGCCTCAAGACCCGCAATCGCGCCGGCGACGTGTTCGCCCGCAAGGTGGCGGAAGGCGTGACGATCTATCAGGGCGCGCTCGTTGCCCTTTCCGCCACCGGCTTCGCCACGCCAGGCGCCACCGCCACCACGCTGAAGGCGGACGGCATCGCCAAGACCACCGTCGATAATAGCGACGGGAATGACGGCGACCTGACCGTGGAGGTGGAAAAGGGCGTCTTCCCGTTCGCCAATTCGGCGGCCGCCGACGCGATCACGATCGCGGAGATCGGCACCGACTGCTACATCGTCGATGACCAGACCGTCGCCAAGACCAGCGGGACCAACACCCGTTCGGTGGCCGGGAAGGTGGTCGACGTGGACGCCGCCGGCGTCTGGGTCCGCCTCACCTAACCGGAGACACCGACACATGCTCATCAATTCGGGCAATCTGCGCACGCTCGGGGTCGGCTTCAACGCCGCCTTTAAGCAGGGCCTCGGCATGGCCGCGACCCAGTATGGGACCGTCGCGACCGTGATCAACTCGACCACTGGCAAGGAGGAATATGGCTGGCTCGGTAAGATGCCGGGCATGCGCGAATGGATCGGCGACCGCGTCATCAACAACATCGCGACGCACGACTACACGATCAAAAACCGGGACTGGGAAGACACCATCGCGGTCGATCGCAACGACATCGAGGACGACACTATCGGCATCTACAGCCCGCTCTTCCAGGAGATGGGCCGGGGCGCCGAAGCGCATCCCGACGAGTTGGTGTTCGGGCTTCTCAAGGCCGGCTTCACCACGCCCTGCTATGACGGCCAATATTATTTCGACACCGATCATCCGGTGCTCGATGCGGACGGCAACATCATCTCCGTCGCGAACACGGATGGGGGCGCGGGAACGCCCTGGTTCCTGATCGACGACACCCGCGCGCTGAAGCCGGTGATCTTCCAGAAGCGCAAGGCACCTCAATGGGTCGCACTCGACCGCCCCGACGACGAAAACCTCTTCATGCGCAAGAAGTTCGTCTACGGCGTCGACGCCCGCTACAATGTCGGCTTCGGCTTCTGGCAGTTCGCCTGGGGCTCCAAGCAGACGCTGAACGCCGCCAACTATGCCACCGCGCGCGCCTCGCTGATGGGCATGAAGGGCGATTACGGCCGCCCGCTGGGCCTTCGGCCGACCAAGCTGGTGGTGCCGCCAAGCCTCGAATCCGCCGCGCTCAAGATCGTCAACAACGAGCTGGGCGCTGGCGGCGAGACCAACGAGTGGAAGGGCACCGCCAAGGTGGAGGTGGTGCCGTGGCTGGCGTGATGGAGGACGCGCCGCTGGGCGGCACCATCCGGGTCAGCGCGGTGCGGCCGTTCCGGCGAGCCGGCTTCGCGTTCGGCCGCGAGCCGACCATTCTAACTGCCGAGGATGTCACTCCCGAGCAGTTGGTCCGGCTGCTCGACGAGCCGCTGCTCGCCGTCCACATGGCGATGGACGGGCGGTGGGTGACGTTCCCCGGCCAGGAGCTGGCGGAACTGCGGCAGCTGGCCGAGGAGACGCGCGGCCTGACGCGTGATGCGATCCGCGCCCGGCTGCTGACCGGCGGCCTCAATGTGGATGCCGAGGTGCAGCGCGCGATGCTGGGGCGCATGTCGTCGGAGCCAGGCACGGGTGCCGGCGCCAAGCACTCGGCGGGCGAGCACGACTTGGTCGAGCAGCCGACCCTTGATCCGGAGCCGGCGCTGCCGGTGGCCGGCGCGGCGGACACCAACGCCACCGCGGCCGAGCTGGTGGCCGACAAGCCCAACGGCCCGGAGTCAGACACGGCGGCGGCGATCGAGGCGGGCGTCGCGGCGCCCACGTCCAATCCGGCCGATCCGGTTGCGCCCAAGCCGACCGCCCCGGCGAAGGCCGCGAAGCTGACGCCGGCCAAGCCCAAAGTCGCGAAGCCCCCGGCCAAGCCGGCCAGCTGAGTTCGTCACCCAGGCGGGTCTCTTTCCCGCCCGCCTGCCGCCTCGGCCGGGGCGCGAACCGCCCCGGCCATTTCGAAGGACGCCCGCCTTGTACGCTACCGTCGCCGACATGCTCGATCGCTTCGAGGAGCGGGACCTGGTCCAGCTCACCGATGGCGACGACGCGGTCGATGCGGTGCGGGTGACCAAGGCGCTGACCCGCGCCACGGTCACCATCGACGGCCACGTCGCCGCCAAATACCGGACGGGCGGCCTGCCCGTGCCGCCGCTGCTCACCGAGCTGGCCTGCGTCATCGCCTATTATCACCTGCACCGCGATGAGACGCCGAAGAAGGTGAAGGACGATTACGAAGAGGCCCTGTCGGACCTCGTGAAGATCGGAAAGGGGGTGATCAAGCTGGACGCCGGGGAGGAGACCATCCCCGCGCGTGACGGAGCAATTTTGGTCGAGCGGCCCGAACGCCTGTTCGGCCGCGATTCGATGGCGGGCTTCTGATGTCGGCTGCGAAGGCGATCGAGGCGCGCATCGACGGCGTCGCCGATCTGGAACGCAAGCTTGGCGGGTTGCTCACCCGCTTCGGCAATCTGACGCCGCTGATGGACCGCTTCGGCATGGTGCTGGTCACCTCGACGGTCGAGCGATTCGACGACGAGCGCGATCCGCAGGGTGATGCCTGGTTGCCTAGCATCCGCAAGCAGACTGAGGGCGGCAAGACGCTGACCGACAAGGGGCTGCTAAGGCTGTCCCAGACCCACATTGCAAGCCGCGATCAGGTCGAATGGGGCAGCAATCTCCGTTACGCGCGCGCCCACAACGACGGCGCGATCATCCGTGCGAAGGGCGGCGGCAAGCTGCGCTTCAAGTTGCCCGGCGCCCTCGGCTTTCGCACCGTCGACCAGGTCGTCATCCCGCAGCGCGAGTTCCTCGGCGTCTCCGCCGACGATCGCGAGGAGCTGGAGGCGCAGACGGTCGAATGGGTCGCCGAGGTCGCGCCCGAGGTCGAGCCGTGACCGGCTTGCGCTTCTATCTCGGCCGCGATCACTGGCGTGATGACGGCTGGCTTCTTTTTGCTGCTCTCTGGCCACGGCCCGAAATTACACCTGAGGGTGAGCGTATCCGGGCCCTCATCTGGTTCGAGGTCAGCTTCTCCCTGCCTCGGTTTGCGTTTGAAAGAACTGCCTTGCGCGACCTTGGAGCGGGCATCGTCCGATCGGCAGCATGGACCGGGCGCGAGCCGGGATCGTGGCGCATGGTGTCCCGACCTCGCCTGAAATTCTGGTGGCAGCGGTGACCGGCGGCATCATTATCCTGTGGCTGTGCTGGGCGGTCCCGGCGGTGTTCCTCGCCTGGCTGTTCGCCGGGTGCGATCTCAAGGGCTGGCGCGAGCTGACCTTCGCCGCCTTCTGCATCCTGCTGTGGCCGATCGCCTTCCTGTGGGGGTGTTTCGACGTCGCCTGCGACGGCTGGGGCGCGGCGCGATGATCGCCGCGATCGTCACCATTCTCGTGGTCATCTGGCTCGCCGGCGCGGCGCTGCTGACGGTGATGTTCGCGGGCGCCGACACCGACGATACTGCCGAAACGATCGAGCTGCTGCTCGCGGTCCTGTTCTGGCCGATCGCGATGGCGTGCGGCCGCATCGGCATCCAGATCGATATCGCTGGAGGCGAGCGGTGATGGACGACGCCGTCGTCAAAACCGGCATAGCCCTAGAAGCCGTCGCCGCGATGCTCGAAGCGCTGGCCAAGGCGCCCGATGCCGATCCGCGCTCGATCGCCCTCACGCGAACCCAGTTCGAAACCGCGTTTCTATGGGCAGCCTCCGCGGTGCAGGGAAAGGGTGTGTTGTCGTGATCTCGGCGGTGGAGCTGGCGATGCTCGCGCGCCTCAAGGCGGCGGCCGACGCCGATCGGCTGGGCTATGCCTGGAAGACCCTCGACACCTATCCGGAGGATTGGGGCGCCTACCTCGCCAACGATCCTTGGCGCGCGCCGGCGGCCTGGGCGAGCTTCGACGGGTTTCGCGGGGCCAGGCGCGACGATCGCGGCGGTCTGATGGCGCAGTGCTCGTTCGGCCTGGTCGTCGCCTCTCAGTCGAAGCGCAACCAGGCGAGCGCTCGCCACGGCCATGGCGACGCCGAGCCGGGCAGCTATCAGCTGATGCTCGACGCGGTCGGGCTGCTCGACGGCTCCGATCTCGGGCTGGAGGAGTTGGGCGAGCTCACCTTCGCCGGCGCGGCCGCGGTCGCGCTCGACGAGAGCTTGCGCAAACGCGGCGCGTCCTTGATCGGCATCCGCTTCGATTGCGAGCTGCCGATCGCCGCGCTGACGATCGAGGACGGGCGCGAGATCGCACCGTTCGAGGTGTTCCACGCCAATTGGGACATCGCGCCCTTCGGCGGGGTCGATGCGGATCGCGAAGCGCCCGGCGTCCAGCTGCCCGCCGACGACGCGGCCGACGCGACCGACCATGTCGAGCTGCCGCAATGAGCGACACGATCTTCCTTCGCCCGGCACCCGGCCGCCTGGTCCGCCATCCCGACGGGTCGCGCCTCGGGAGCGAGGGCGCGCCGGTCGCGCCCTCGCCTTACTGGCAGCGCCGCATCGACGATCGCGACGTGCTGGTCGGCCGGCCGCGCAAGTCCACCCGCCATCCCAAACCCAACTCCAAGTCGGAGAGCTGATCGATGTCCGTGAGCTTCCTGTCCATTCCCGCCCAGCTGCGCACGCCGGGCAGCTATATCGAGTTCGACAGCTCGCGCGCGGTGAGCGGCCTGCCGCCCGCGCCCAACAAATATCTGCTGATCGGCCAGCGGCTCGCTGCCGGCACGGTCGCGGCGCTGACGCCGACGCGGATCGTCTCCGCCGATCAGGCGGTCCAGGCGTTCGGCCGCGGATCGATGCTGGCGGCCATGGCGCGCGTGCTCAAGCTCGCCGATCCGCGCACCGAATGCTGGGCGGTCGCGCTGGACGACGACGCCGGCGGCACCGCGGCGACGCACACAATCACGGTCACCGGACCGGCGACCGCGGCGGGGTCGATCGCGCTGATGGTCGCCGGCCGGCAGGTCAAGATCGGGGTGCTGCCGGGCGACGCCGCCGCGACGATCGCGACCGCGATCGCCGCCGCGATCAACGCCGATCCGGACATGCCGGCGACCGCCGCCGCCGCCGCCGCGGTGGTGACGCTGACCGCGCGGCACAAGGGCACGGCGGGCAGCGACATCGATGTCCGTCACAGCTTCTACCAGGGCGAGGCGCTGCCCGCCGGCGTCGCGCTCGCGGTCGCCGCCGGCGTCGCCGGCGCGGGCAACCCGGCGCTCGCCGGTGCGATCGCCGCGATCGGCGACGAGCAGTATCAGACGATCGTGCTGGGCTTCGCCGACGCGGCGACGCTGACCGCGATCGAGGCCGAGCTGCTGTCGCGCTGGGGGCCGCTCAGGCAGATCGAGGGGCTGGCCTTCGCCGGCGCGCGGGGCGCGCACGGCGCGCTGCTCGACCTGGGCGAGGCGCGAAACAGCCAGCTCGTTTCGATCATCGGCGCCAAGGCCTCCCCGACGCCGCCCTGGGAATGGGCGGCGAGCTATGCCGGCGTCGTCGGCTTCAACGGCGCGATCGATCCGGCGCGGCCGTTCCAGACGCTCACCCTGCCCGGCGTTATCCCGCCCGCCCAGAAGGACCGCTTCACGCGGATCGAGCGCGATCTGCTGCTCGCCGACGGCATCTCCACCTTCACCGTCGACGCCGGCGGCGCGGCGATGATCGAGCGCGCGATCACCACCTATCAGGTCAACGCGCAAGGGCTGGAGGACATCGCCTTCCTCGACGTTACCACCCCGCTCACCCTCGCCTATATCCGCCTGGCGGTGCGGTCGATGATCGGGCTCAAATATCCACGGCACAAGCTGGCCGACGACGACACCAACTTCCGCCCCGGCCAGGCGATCGTCACCCCGAGGATCCTGCACGCCGAGCTGATCGCGCTCATGCGCCAGCTGGAGGAGGCCGGGCTGGTCGAGAATATCGAGCAGTTCAAGGCCGATCTGATCGTGGAGCGCGACAAGACCGATCCCGGCCGGATCAACGCGCTGCTGCCGCCCAACATCGTCAACCAGTTCCGCGTGTTCGCGGCGCGGATCGAGTTCCGCCTCTGAGGACCGCGTGAGCGGTCGCTGAAGCGTACATCAGAAGGGAGTTAGAGAGTGGCGAACAGGAACAAGGTGCTGGGCCAGGCGCGCGTCAAATATGACGGCGAGCTGCTGGAGACCGACGGGCAATCGCAGATGGAGCTGGGCGGGCCGGTGCGTACCGCCGTGCGCGGCGACTACCAGGCCGGCGCGTTCAGCGAGGCGACCGCCGAATCGAAGCTGACCGCCAATGTGCTGATCAAGGCCGGGCTCAGCCTTGTCGGCTTGCGCAACATCGACAACGCGACCGTGACGTTCGAGGCCGACACCGGCCAGACCTACATCGTGCGCAACGCCTATGTCGCCGACGTGATCAGCTTCTCCTCTGGCGAGGGCAAGGCGGCGGTGGTCTTCCAGGGCCCGCCCGCCGAGGAGATGCTGTGATGGCCGAAAAGCGCCGCTACGCGCTCAAGCACCCGATCCGCGTCGTCACGCTCTCCGAGGCGGGCGTCGAGAAGGAGAGCTTCATCCGCGAGGTGACGCTCGCCGAGCGGATCAAGGGCCGTCACATGCGCGCCGCCGACAAGGCGACGGGGCCGGCCAGCGCCAAGCTGCTGATGCTCGGCGCGCTGGTCGGCCTCTCCGCGCGCGAGATGGACGAGATGGACGGCGAGGACATCGACACCATCGACGCGATCTTCGAGGGCGACGCCGATGCGCTCGCGCAAGTGGTGACCGGCCCTTTGGCGGATGGCCAGGCAACTGGCCCGACGCCCTCGACGACATAGCCGCCGCCTTCCATTTCGGCGCGGCCGAGCTGCTCGACATGGATCTCGACGATCTCCGCTTCTGGCACGGCCGCGCGATGGCCCTGGCTAAGGAAACCGACCAGTGAAGCTCTCTCTCATCCTGCAGGCGGTGGACCGGTGGTCGAAGCCTGTCCGCAAGATGAAGGGCGACGCCAGGGATCTGGCGAGGAACGGGCTCGACGCCGCCGCCAAGTCGGCGACACGGCTGGACCGGGCGATCGACCGCATGGTCCTTGGCGGCAGTGGCCGGCTTGATCGCCTGGCGCGGAGCATCCGCCGCACGGCCGGGCCGCTCGGGATGAAGGCGTTGGAGCGGTCGGCCTATGGCGCGGGCCATGCGATCGGCTGGACGACGCGCAAGCTGGGCGGGCTGCTCGCCTCCACGGCCAAATGGGCCGCTGTCGGCGCAAGCACGGCCGCTGGGGCGGCGAGTGGCTTCTTCCTCTCCGGCATCATCGGGAAGGGCGCTGATTTCGAGCAGTACCAAGTACAGCTCGAAGGTTTGCTCGGCACGGAGAAGAAGGCGCGCGCTGCGATGAACTGGGTGCGCAAGTTCGCCAGGGACACACCCTATGAGGTTGACCAGGTCACCGCGGCGTTCGTCCGTGCGAAGGGGCTTGGAATCGACGCAATGAGCGGCTCGCTCCGCAAGATGGGCGATGCGGCATCCGGATCCAACAAGGAGCTGATGTCTGCCGTCGAAGCCGTCGGCGATGCAATGCAGTTCGAATTCGAACGGCTGAAAGAATTCAACATCACGACGGCCGTCGCCGGCGATCGCGTTACCTTCAAGTATCTCAAGCGAGACGGGACGAGCGCTGCCCGCGCCATCCGGAAGGACATGGCTGAAGTCCGGGATGCGGTGCTCGAAATCTTCGACGAGAAATATGGCGGAGGGATGATCCGCCAGTCGCGCACGCTGAAGGGCATCTGGGCAAACATCACCGACATGATCGGCGGCTTCCAGCTCGACACCGCCGATGCCGGCTTTCTGAGCGTGGTGAAGGGCGAGCTTAAGTCCATCCTCGATTCGCTCAACGCGGCCGAGAAGGATGGCCGTCTCGCTCGCTGGGCGAAATCACTTTCGGATTATCTCACCGACATCACCCGCAAGGCGGCAAAGTTCGTCAGGGAGACCGATTGGGGCCGTGTCGCCAGTGACATCGGCTCCATCGTCTCAGCGCTCGCGCGGGTGGTCGAGTGGATCGGCAAGGCCGAAGCGGCGAAGCGCCGGTTTGACCGGTTCGAGGCGACGGCCCAGGCGCACAGCCCATTCCCTTGGGTCCGCAGCAGCGGGCGTGAACGCTTGAGGCGCCTCGACGAAGCGGACGCGATCGCTGCCGGCCGGCCCTTGCCGGGCGGCCGCATCGTCCCAGGCCGGGCGCCGATCCGCCCCGGCGCGCGTCCGCTCGATCGAACGTGGCCGCGTGTCCCACCGGCGACCAACTGGCCGCGGTCCGTGCAACCCGAGAATTGGCCCCGCCCGGTGAAGACCAGCAATCGCGTCGATGTCGGCGGGCGCATCGACATTCATCTCAAAGGCGACGGCGCGCGCGGCGCGCGGGTTACCCAGCTTTCGGCCAACGACCGGCGGGTGCCGATCACCGCCTCGCTCGGCCGCGCGATGGACGGTGACGCGTGAGCTGGCGCGACGAATTTCGGCCGGGCAGCTTTCGCGGCGTCCCGTTCGTCACCGCCGAGCATGAGCTGCGCGGCGGGCGGCGGGTGCAGACGCACGAGTTCCCCGGCCGCGACAAGCCGTTCGGCGAAGACCTTGGGAAGCTGGCGCGGACCTTCACGATCGAGGTGTTCGTCCACGGCGCCGACTATCGCCAGGCGCGCGACCGGCTGGTCGACGCGCTGGAGGCGGCGGGCGCCGGCACGCTGGTCCACCCCTTCCTCGGCAGCCAGTCGGTCAACTGCGTCGATTTCGGCATGCGAGAGAGCACCGATCAGGGCGGCATGGCGACCTTCTCGATCGTCTTCGCCGAGTCGGGCGCGGCGATCTCCGCACCGGTCGCGCCCGACACCGCGACGCGCGCCGCCAGTTCGGCCGAGACGGTCGCGGCGGCCGCGCCGGTGACGTTCGCCCAGCGCTTCGACGTGTCGGCCATGCCCGCCTTCGTCGAGGACGCGGCGACCAGGCTGGTGCGCGACACCGCCGCCGTCGCGGCGATCGCCGGGGGTTTGCAGGGCGGCGCCGGCCCGGCGCTGCACGCATTCGACGCGGGGCTCAGGCTGCTGCCTGACAGCGCCCAGGCGCTGGTGCGATCTCCCCTGGCCCTGGGCCAGGCGGTCCTGGGGATGATCCATGCGCTGGGCGCGATCGGCACCCGCCCGCTGGCGAGGATCGCCGCGATCGCCAGCCTGATCGGGCTCGGCGACGGCCGCGACGCGCCATCGGTGCTGACCCCGGCACGGATCCGCGAGCGCGACAATGCGACCGCCTGGCACGAGCTGGTCGACCAGATCGCCAGCGCCGAGCTGGTCAAGGCCGTCGCCGCCGCGCCGCTTTCCAGCCACGCGGACGCCGAGGCGCTGCGCGACCAGGTGTCCGATCTCCTCGAGGAGCGCATCCTGGTCGCGGCCGACGCCGGCGATGAGGATGCGGCGGCGTGCTACGAGCTGCTGCACCGCGCGATGGTCGCCGACATCACCCGGCGCGGCGGCACGCTGGCCCGCGTCCACGGCTTCACCCCCGCGCGCACCGAGCCCTGGCTGGTGATCGCGCAGCGGCTCTACGGCCACGGCGCGACGCTGGAGCCGCGCGCCGCCGACCTGGTCGCGCGCAATCGGCTGCGCCACCCCGCCTTCGTGCCGGGCGGGATGCCGATCGAGGTGATCGCCAATGGCTGAAGACAACGTCACCCTGGCGATCGGCGGCGAGCTGCACGAGGGCTGGACCAGCTGCTCGGTTTCGCGCGGGATCGATGCGATGGTCGGCAGCTTCTCGGTCACCCTCGCGACGCGCTGGGCCGACCGGCCCGAGCGATTCGCGCTGGAGGCGGGCGCCGCCTGCGAGGTGCGCGTCGGTGGCGAGACGCTGATCACCGGCTGGATCGACCGGCTGTCGCCCGCCTTTGACGCGCGCGATCATCGCATCACGATCAGCGGGCGCGACAAGGCGTGCGACCTGGTCGACTGCTCGGCGATCGCGAAGCCGGGCAGCTGGTCGAACATCGCGCTGGAGGCGCTCGCCGCCGAGCTGGCGCGGCCGTTCGGCGTCTCGGTACGCGCGACGGCGCCGACCGGCGCGCCGATCCGCCGCTTCGCGCTCCAGCAGGGCGAGACCGTCCAGGCGGCGATCGAGCGGCTGGCGCGCTATCGCGGGCTGCTCGCCGTCTCGGCGGCGGACGGGACGGTCGAGCTGATCACCCCGGCGATCGCCGGCGCCCCGGTCGCGCGCCTCGCGGAGGGCGACAACATCAAGGTCGGCGCGGCCGACCACGATGTGAGCGAGCGGTTCAGCGAGTATCTGGCCAAGGGCCAGGCATCGGGCGACGATTTCGCCAACGGCCGCACCGTCGCCTCGCCATCGGCCACCGCAACCGATCCTGGCGTGCGCCGTCACCGCCCGCTGATCGTCATCGGCGAAGACCAGTCCGACGCGGCCGGGTTGCAGCAGCGCGCGCGCTGGGAGGCGACCTCGCGCGCAGGCCGCGCCCAGCCGGCGACGGTGACCGTCCAGGGCTGGCGGCGGCCGGACGGGCGGCTATGGGCGCCGAACGCCATCGTCGACCTGCAGTCGCCGTCTCTGTTCATGCGCGGCGCAATGCTGATCGAGCGCGTCGACCTGACCAAGGGCGATGCCGGGACGGAGGCGGTGCTGGCGCTGGTGCCGCCCGCGGCGTGGAGCCAGCTGGCGGTGCCCGAGGAGGCGCGCGCGTCGCGCGTCGGCGCGGCATGACCGCGCTGATGCAGCGCATCCGCGGCATGCTCGCCCGCGCGATCATCGGCCCGATCGACGACAATAGCGGCATCCAGTCGGCCCAGGTCGACCTGCTCGCCGACGAGACGCAGGACGGGGTGGAGCATTTCCAGGCCTACGGGTTCACCAGCGTGCCGCATCCCGAAGCCGAGGCGCTGGTCGCCTTTGTCGGCGGCACACGCAGCCACGCCATCATCGTCGCGAGCGGCGATCGCCGCTACCGGCTGCGCGGCCTGGCCACCGGCGATGTCGCGATCCACGACGACCAGGACCAGTACGTCCTGCTCGGACGGGGCGGCATCGCGATCTCGACCGGCAAGACGCTGACGATCGACGCACAGGCGGTGACGGTCACCTGCGACACCGCGACGATCGAGGCCGACACGGTCAACCTGGGCGGCGAAGGCGGCCAGCCGGTGGCGCGCGTCGGCGACATGGTCAACCTCGCCACCGGCGAGATCGTCAGCGGGTCCGACACGGTGGCGGCAGTATGAGCGGCCGGATCGACTGGGAGAAACGCGCCCTGCGCGCCGAAGACCAGCTCGTCGGGGCCAAGGTGCTCGCCCGCAAGATGTGGCGCACGCTGAAGGCGCGGACCGGCTGGGAGGCCGAGGCGATGTTCAAGCTGCAGGCGCTGAAGCTGCTCGACGCGACCTACGACGCCGCCGAAGCGGTTTGGGAACAGCACCGCATCTACGTCGAGCCGTGCCGCCGCATCCTGACCGACCAGGGCGAGATGTATCTCGGCCATTGGCCCGACGGCACCACGCGCAACCTCACCCGCGCGCAGCTGCTGATGATGGGCGGCCAGCCGATGGAGGAAGCGGCGTGAGGGCGGTGCGACCGAAGGCGCGCCGGACCACCGGCTATCGCACCGTTCAGATGCACGATCTGGCGGCGGCCGGGCGGCTGTTTCGCGAGGCGGGGTTCGTCGCCAGCGAGGACGATCCGATCAGCGCGGTCGCCGGCTTCAATCCCGCCGGTCGACCGGTCCGCGTCGAGGCGATGTGGGACGGCGGTTGGCGCGCCACGCTGTGGCTGCGCAAGGACGGCGGCCATACCTTGCGCATGGCGATCCGGCTTGTCTCGGAGCCTCGCCGATGACCGACATCGCCCTGATCTGGGATGCCGAGCCCGGCGCGGCCGACGTCGCGCTCGAAGGTGGCCGGCTGGTCACCGACGACGGGCTGCGCACCGCGATCCTGATCTCGCTGTTCAGCGACGCGCGCGCCCAGGACGACGATCCGCTGCCGCAGCCCGGCGCCGATCGGCGCGGCTGGTGGGGCGACGCGTTCGGCACGGAGGGCGATGCGACCGGCTCGCGCCTGTGGCTGCTGTCGCGCGAGAAGATCACCGCGGCGACCGTCGCCCGCGCCCGCGAATACGCGCGCGAGGCGCTCGCCTGGCTCACAGCGGACGGCGTGTGCAGCGCCTATGCGATCGAGGCCGAGGCGCAGGCGCCCGATATCCTCGCGATCGGCGTCGTGCTCGATCGACCCGAGGGGCCGGCGCGCCAGCGCTACGATTTCACCTGGAACGCCAGCACCGGAGCCGTCGCTTGACCTTCGCCCGCCCGACCCTGTCCGACCTGATCGAACGCGCGCGCACCGATCTGGAGGCGCGGCTGCCCGGCGCCGACGCGCGCCTGCGCCGGTCGGTGCTCGACGTGCTGGCGCGGGTCAACGCCGGCGGGCTGGCGGGCGTGTACGCCTATCTCGACTTCCTCGCGCTCCAGCTGATGCCCGACACGGCGGAGGCCGAGTATCTCGATCGCTGGGCGTCGATTTGGGGCGTGGCGCGCAAGGCGGCCGCCAGCGCCGCGGGCGCGGTGACGGTCACCGGCCTGGTCGGCGCGATCGTGCCCCAGGGCGCCGAGCTGGCGCGGGTCGACGGCGCGCTCTACCGCACCACCGAGCGCATCGTGCTCGCCGGCGTCAGCGCGCAGGTGGCGGTCGAGGCGGTCGAGGCAGGCGCGGCCGGGGTGGTCGAAGCCGGCAAGACGCTCACATTCCGCTCGCCGGTCGCGGCCGTAAGCGCCGTGGTGACCGCCGCGGCGGGCCTGGTCGGCGGGGCCGACCAGGAGACCGACACCGAGCTGCTCGCCCGCCTGCTCGCCCGCATCCGCAAGCCGCCCAACGGGGGATCGCGTTCGGACTATGTCGCCTGGGCGCTGGAGCTGCCCGGCGTCACCCGCGCCTGGTCCTACGCCAACTGGACCGGCCCAGGCACGGTCGGCCTCGCCTTCGTGTTCGACGGCCGCGAGAACATCTTTCCCCTGCAGGCCGATCTCGACGCGATGGCGGCGCATATCGAGCCGCTGCGGCCGGTCACGGCCACGCCGGTGATCTTCGCACCCGAGCCTTGGCCGATTTCGTTCCTGATCACCGCGACGCCCGACAACGTCGAGGTGCGCGCCGCGATCGAGGCGGAGCTGCGCGACCTGTTCGCCCGCGAGGCCGAACCCGGCGGAACGATGCTGGTGAGCCACGAACGCGAGGCGATCAGCCTCGCCGCGGGTGAGCACGATCATGTGCTGCGCTCGCCCGCGAGCAACCAGGAAGCGCCCCCTGGCGCCATGCCGACGATTGACGGGATCGCCTGGCAATGAACCGGGACGCGGCGGCCTATCATGACATGCTGCTGGCGCTGCTGCCGCCGGGCGCCGCCTGGCCGCGCGATCCCGGCTCGCGCCTCGGCCGGCTACTGGGCGCCGAGGCGGACGGCCTCGCGCGCGCCGACATTCGCTCGCTTGCCCTGGTCGAGGAGGCCGATCCGCGCACGGCGCTGGAGCTGCTGCCCGACTGGGAGCGCGTCGCCGGCCTGCCCGACGCGTGCGCCGGCGCGCCGGATGCGATCAGCGAGCGGCAGATCGCGCTGCACGCCAAGATCGCCGAGCGCGGCGGCCAGTCGATCCCGTTCTTCACCGAGATCGCGGCGCGCCTGGGCTATTATGTCGAGATCACCGAGTTCACCTCGCTCGATGCGGGCTTTCTCGCCGGCGACGATGCCAATGGCGAGGACTGGCGGCACACATGGCGCGTCGAGATATTCATCGGCGCGGACGATTATCGCGCAGGCTTCGCCGAGTTCTGCGCCGGATCGAGCGCGGGCGATCGGCTGATCGGCTTCGGCGCGCTCGATCTCGAATGCCTCATTCAGCGGGCGGCGCCCGCCCACACTATCGTGCTCTTCGCCTACCACGTCGAGCCGACCCCCGAATTTTACCACAGTTTCATTTGAGCGGAGCGAGCGGGAAATGCACAAGATCGACGGCCCCGGCAGCGTCAACGGCGCGTTCAGCGAGGGCAATCCGGCGCAGGGGCAACGCGCCACCAAGGTCACCGCCGATTGGCTCAACGACATCCAGGACAACGTCCTGCACGTCCTGACAGAGGCGGGTGTCGACCCCACGAAGGGGCGCGCGGCCGACCTGCTGGATGCCATCGATCAGCGCATCATCAATGTTGGTGGCGGCACCGGCGAGGGTGTTCCGACGGCTCGCACCATCTCGGCGTCCGGCCTCGCCACCGGCGGAGGCGATCTCACCGCTGACCGCACGATCACCGTGCCCAAGGCGAGCCCCGCCGAGGTGGCCGCAGGGACCGACGACACCAAGGCGATCACGCCGCTGGCGCTGGCCGAGTCGATCTCGGGAACGCTGACCAGCGAGGGCAGCGCCGAGATGCCGGGCGGCCTGATCATCAAATGGGGCGGGGTGCGCGGCAATTATTCGCAGGGCCCGGTCTACAAGCAGTTCCTCGCGGACGGCCAGGCGTCGCCGTTTCCCAACGCCTGCCTTCGGGTGACCGCCACCAGCGTCAACAGCAGCTCGGTCGGCAACAAGGACATCGGCGCGCAGATCGTCGACTATGACGCTGCGGGCGTGACAATCTACATGCAAGACCCCGGCACCGCGCTCAATACGATCAACGGCTTCGATTACATCGCGATCGGCTGGTGA